TGCAGAAGTAACAAAAGATATTCTACAAGGTATTAAAAAATACTATGAAGAATTCCACGGTGTTACAATTACTAACGAAGCAATTAATGCAAGTGTCAAACTGTCAGTTAAGTATCAACATGACAAAAAACTTCCTGACAAAGCAATTGATTTGATTGATGTAGCATGTTCACGCTTCAAACTAAAAGAAGAAGAAATTGAAGATAAGATTGTTGGCGTAGAAGAAATTCAATATGAACTTTCTAAAATTGTTAACATTCCTGAAGAAACTGTTAAAGAAGCAGAAAGCGAAAGTCTTGCTAATCTTGACAAAAATATGAAATCAGAAGTGTTTGGACAGGACGAAGCAATTGATAAAATTGTTGACAAAATTCATATTGCACAGGCAGGTCTTAAGAGTGAAAACAAACCTGTTGGTAGTTTTGTGTTTATGGGTCCAACAGGATGTGGTAAGACTGAAACTGCTAAACAGTTGAGCAAGCACTTGGGTATTCCATTAGTACGCTTTGACATGTCAGAGTTTATGGAGAAGCACTCAGTTGCTAAGTTTATTGGTTCACCTCCAGGCTATGTAGGACACGAGGAAAACGCAGGACTATTGATTACTAAACTTCAAGAAACTCCTAACTGTGTTCTATTGCTAGACGAAATTGAAAAAGCACACCCAGATGTTTCACAGATCCTACTACAGATTATGGACAATGGTTTTGTTACAGGTAGTAATGGTAAAGTAGCAGATGCACGTAATTGTGTTCTTATTTTAACTACTAACTTAGGTGCAGCCGCAAGCGAACAGAATACTATTGGTTTTGGTGAAGATGTTCGAGACTATGAAGATACTGAACTAAAACAATACTTTAGTCCAGAGTTCCGTAATAGACTTGATGGCGTTATTACATTTGGTAAACTAGAAAAGAACACAATGATGAAGATTGTTGGTAAGTTCTTGCTAGAACTAAAAACTCAAATTGTAGACAAAGACGTAAATATGACTATTACAGACGATGCACTAGATTATCTAGTTGATAAAGGCTTTGATCCAACAATGGGTGCAAGACCATTACAACGTGTTATCGATCAAGACATTAAACGTCCTTTGTCGAAACTATTGTTGTTTGGTGATCTTCGAAACGGTGGTGACGTAAAAGTCGATGTCAAAGACGGTAATCTATTGCTTGTTACAGAGTCAGTGGAAGAAACCGTTGTATCAGAATAAGTTTACTTCAAAACTATTTTATAAAAAATATGCATACAGGCTAGGGATTAGATGTCACCTAGCCAGTATCTTTAGAAATAAAGATTTTAATTATGCAAAATATAGATTAGATCTTTGGAATCAAGACATTGCTAAAGGTATAGTTCCAACCTTTGGTATATATGGCACTGGCAATGCTATACAAATGTCAGATATACACCTAGCATTAAGACTACTTAATATTTTTACAACTGCAAATACTGAATTTACTCTACGTATTGAAAGTAAAACTATCAATGTTTTTAGTAATGATACTGTATGGTTAGACAGTTTAAAAAATAAACTGCACTACCATATAGTTGACTTTATGGAGCCTAAAAACACTGATATGGCATCTTATTTGTTAGAAAATCCTAACATTGAAATAGTAAAAAATAACGAATACGAATATAAACTTAAAACTAGATACGTTAGACAGTCTTTTAAACCTTTTGCAGAATGGTGTCAAAAATTTCCAAAGCATGTTAAAATAAGCAATATATTTTTAAAAGAGCTGATGACAGATTCTTTTCTTTCTGAGGGTCGTATAATACACGTAAAAGACAAAAAAACTTTAAATATAGTTACACTGTTTATAGGCGAAGGAATACAAAGTGTTACACGCCTAGTGACCAGTGACGACTTAGATATTTAAAGTAAGGATAAATACAGTATGTCCAGTAGAAGCGTAATTATACAACCATCAATAGCATATGACATTTCAAGAGTGCTGCCTTATATGACTGAAAAAACAGCAGGGGACGGATACTTTGGAAGTGGTGACGGGAATCATACAGTTCAGTTTGGCCTAGACGGCTTTACTGGAAAGTTTCACGTTGAAGCAAGTATTGCTAATAATCCAACAAGTACAGATTGGATTACTATTAAACTTGCAGAGCCAACAGTTAGTACTACACAATTAACTGTATTAGCATCAGGAGCAGTTTCGCAAAGTGGTAATCTCGTTAGTGAAATAGAATATACTGCACCAGAAACAAGCACAAAAATTTATAACTTTATAGGTAATTTTACCTGGATTAGGGTGGTTGTTGACGTTTGGACAGCAGGAACAGTAAACAGTATATTGTTGAATCACTAAGAGATGAGTAATGGCGAAACAGACAATAAACATAGGTGCTTATGAATTTGATTTAAATGCAGACACACTACGTGATGCATTTGATAAAACAAATCAAAACTTCTCTGAGCTATACTCAACACCATATACACCTTCAACTTCAACTGATTGGAACGGAACTCCGCCTACTACAGTAGGTGAAGCACTTGATCGTCTTGCTACAGTGGTTAAAAGTTTAAATGGTGGTACAGGAGCATAACGATAAATACACTAGTATATTATAGGAATATAAAAGAATGGCAAACAGAGTACCGTTAATTGTTGATATAAACGACAATAATAAAATAAAAGAACTTCCGGTAGGCGATAATTTAGACCTAAGCGGAAGTGATATTTCGCAAGTTGGTAACATTACTTCAACTGGTGTTATCAGACAGGGCGGTTTACCTGTTAGTACTTTTACTGGTGTTTATGCTGATCTACAAGGTCTTCCAAATATTCCTATTACTACAAGTGACCTTGTAAACGATGGTGACGGAAACCCAGGACTAGTCTTTATTACAGCAGCAGACATTCCGCCATTTACAGATACACTAGCAGATGTTGTTGGCAGAGGACAAACTTCACTAGATGGTATTATTATTGCTACAGCTACACTGGACGTAGGACTTAGCGTTGGTACCCAAAACAGTAATGTTGCTAACTTTACATTTAACAATGTTAACGATTTAACAGATACACCTGCACAAATAAAACTAAGACATTCAGATCAAGCACTAGGTAAACTAGCAGACATAACTTTTGACGGTGTTGACAACGCAGGTAATAGTGTTGATTTTGGACATTTAGAAATGTCTGTATCTAACAACACACAAACAGGATTAGATTCCAGATACGAATTTTATGTACGTGGTGGCACAGGTTCAAACGGTTCACTACTAAACACATTTAGAGTTGACAAAAATGGTGTTACTGTAAACGGAAGAATAACTGGTGATATTGACAGTAATTCTTCAAGTACATTTAATGCTATTTCGTCGCAGTCACTAGCAGTAGCAAACACATTTACAATAGGTGATATTGTTATTGACGCAAGTCAAACATCAATACAATCAGGAACTACAAGACTTAATATTGGTTCTAACAATACTAACATTACTATTGGTGGCAGTGGTAACACTGGCATTGATATTGAAACTGCAAAAGTAAACATCAATAATGTACTAGAAGTTGATGGTGAATTAAAAGCACAAGCATTTCCACTTTCAGCAACATTTACAGGCGGCTTAAATGTAACTGGCACTGATCCAAATATGTTGTTGCGTTCAACAGATGCATTTAACAACAATGGTTCAACAGCAACATTTAAAATACAAAGTGACAGAAAGAACCCTGCTATCAACAGCGATATGGGTGAAATTGAATTTATTGGTCTTTCTGCACAAGATAGTTGGGCAAGTTATAGAACTGTTGCAAAAATTAGAGTTGGTACAGAAGATGACGAAAGCGTACTAAGTGCTAACCAAAGTTCATTCTTTTATAAATTTGAAGTATTTGATAACACACATACTCCTGTACAAACAGGTAACTACACAAGTATTCCATTTGTTATAGGTTATAACAGTGAACCATCAGGTGCTAGTGGCGATGCATACAAAGCAACTATTGTAAACTTTTATAATGCACAAGATGACTTTATTGTACTGGGTGGTTCAGTAGATGTTAACGGCTTCCCTAACAAGTTACTATGGGTAGATTACAGTACAGAAAATACAAGTGTACATGGTAACTTTACCGCAGGTGGTGATTTAACAGTTAACGGAACTGGTACAAGTTCTATTGCAGGTAACCTAACAGTTACAGGTGACTTAACAATTAGTGGAACAACCACTACAGTTAACTCAACAACACTAGAAGTTACAGACCTAAACATTACTGTTGCAAAAGATGCAGCAAATGCTACCGCAGCAAACGGTGGTGGTTTAACAGTTGATCTAGGTACTGATGGTGCTGCAACACTAACTTATGCTAGTGCAACTGACCGTTGGCAGTTTGATAGAGATCTTGGTGCAAGCAACGTATATGCTACTAACTTTAATGGTGCATTAGTTGGTAATGCAGATACTGCAACTCAACTAGCAAACGCTCGTAGCATCAACAATGTTAGCTTTAATGGTACTGCTAACATTACTATTACAGCACAAACAGACTATGCACTAACCGCAGGTACAGGTATTAGTTTAGGATCAGGCGTTACTACGTGGAGTGGTGATGCAGCAAGAACTATTGAAAATACTGACCTAGGTAGTGATCAAGATATTATTAAAACCATTACTGTTGCAGACACTATTGGCTCATTTGTAATGGCAGAAACTGGAAGTTACAGTGTAAGTGGTAACTCAGACGAATTTACATTTATTGGTAGCACAGCAATTGACATTGACATTGATGCAACTAATGGTGCTATACAAATACTCAACACAGGTGTTACAGATCTTACAACAGGTACAGGTCTAAGCACAAATACAAACGCTACTGGTGCAGTAAGTATTACTAACACTGACAGAGGTAGCGATCAAAACATATTTAAAACTGTTGCGGTAACAGGTTCAAACAGCATTGTAGCAGATTCAAACAGCGATACACTAACTGTATCAGCTGGAAGTGGTATTTCATTAACTGGTAATGCAACCACTGACACATTAACTATTGCAAACAGTGGTGTTATTAGTATTGCAAACGGAACTGCAACAAGTGTTACTAACAATGGTGCAGGTACATTTACAGTTAACAATACTGGTGTAACAAGTATTGCTGGTACTGCTAGTGAAGTTGAAGTTAGTGCATCAACTGGTAGTGTTACTATTGGATTACCTGCAAGTATTCAAACTACAAACGCAACATTTACAGGTAGCTTAGTTGTTAACGGTAATACTACACTAGGTAACCAAGCAACAGATACACTAACTATCGGTGCACCTGACAGTAACACACCAACAAACACAGCAACACCTGCAGGGTATATGGAAATAGTACTCAACGGTACAACAGTATACATACCGTATTACACATAAGGAATAGGCAATGGAAAACTTTATTAGCATAGTATTTGATGAAAAACCAGATAGAAACTTTAGCAAAACATTCCTTGCATGTTTTGATAACATCAACGAATCACTAATGGAAGAAGAAACAGACTATGTTGTTTTTGAAGCAAAAGGTGGTAAAACTGTTTATCGTGTAGGTATTAAAGAATCTCCTAGTGATGCAGAAGCAGACAAACTAGCAGATCATCTGTACACACATTTATATACACAAGGTTATGACAACTTTGATATTGAAATTACAGGCGAAGATACTGACGAAGAAACTTATGATGGAGATGAGTTTTTTGAAGCATATGGTGTAATGTGGTACAACGACGATGATGAAATTGATGAAGCAGAATACCGCGGACGTAAAGTAAAACTTGGCAAGCCTATGCAAGGCGATGTTAAAAAATTTAAAGTATATGTAAAGAATCCAAAGGGTAATATTGTAAAAGTTAACTTTGGTGACAAGACTATGCGTATTAAAAAGTCTAACCCAGCACGTAGACGTTCATTCCGTGCTAGACATAATTGCGATAATCCAGGACCTCGTCATAAGGCACGTTACTGGTCATGTAGGAAGTGGTAAGATGTTATTAAGAGAATTTTTTAACAGCGAACAAGATTCACAAAAGGTACGTTTTGACTATGATGTAGTTGATGACGTGCATCAATTTATGATTAATGATCCTATGTTCTATCGTAGAACATATTATCCAGCGGTTTCTAATATGTGCAGCCAACACAAAAAAGGCGTACAAATAGATCCACGCAGTTCATTAGAACCTATTATTTTAAATGCTTGCAAACAGTATGTAGAAAAGTTTCAAGTTAATGCAGATTCTGAAAAATTACTTGATGAAGAAGAAATTGAATTGTTGGCTTGTAAAATATATGATATTGAAACAGGAGCCAACTAATGAGACTCAGAGAAATATTTGAGGCACCAACTAGAACGGCAGTAATGGCCTTTGGTCGTATGAACCCGCCCACTATTGGTCATGCAAAACTAGTAGAAAAGATTAAAAACCTACCAGGTGACCACTATGTATTTCTAAGTCAGTCACAAAAACCTGCAACTGATCCTTTGTCATTTACAGACAAACTAAGATACGCTAAATTTTTCTTTCCAGAAATTACTATTGGACATCCTGAAGTAAGAACTATTATACAAGCTCTACAAAAAGTACAAGAATTAGGATACGATCATCTAATATATGTTGCAGGATCAGATCGTGTTAAATCATTTGAAGAATTACTAAACAAGTATAACGGTAAAGATTATACATTTAAAAATATACAAGTTGTAAGTGCCGGTGAACGTGATCCAGACGCAGACGGAGCAGAAGGCATGAGTGCAAGTAAAATGCGTCAAGCAGCGGCAGAAGGCGATTTAGATTCTTTTAAACAAGGAGTACCTAATCCAGAAGTTGCAGACGAAATGTATGCAGCAGTAAGATCAGGAATGGGTATTAGAGACGAGGAAACCGCAGATGCTACTACGTGAACTATTTTATAAAACATTAAACGAAGCAACACTAAGACGTGGCAGCAGAGGCGACGAAGTTAAAGCAATGCAAAGAGCATTGGGTATTAGACCAGCAGATGGTATCTTTGGTCCTGCTACAGAAAGAGCTGTTAGAAATTTTCAAACAGCAGCAAAAATTACCGTTGACGGTATTGCAGGTGGACAAACACAAGCAGCAATTCGTAAATTTGCAGAAGAACCAGGTGCATCAAGCGACTATGGTCAAATAAGACCTGGCACCGATTGGAGTGCATTAGATCCAGGTGAAATTGAACTTACACTAAGACAAGAACCAGCAGCACAAGAACCAGCAGCACAAGAACCAACAGGTGTCGGACGTGGTGACGGCGGTGCAGAAGCAGCTCGTAGAGCAGCAGACAACAATGGACAACCACGTGGTTCAGAAGCTGATGTAATGAGTCAACAAGTTGCAGAACCAGAAAACGGTTGGCAAGATGTTGATCCACAGTTTGCACAAGGTCTTCCAGACGGTTATGAAATAAAACGTGGTCGTGTAGACGGTGAAGATATGTTCTTACTTGTACGTCCAAATGGTACAGAAGAAACAAGTAATGATCTACAAGGACTAATACGTGTTGCACAAGCAGATATCGAAGCAGATCAAGAACGTGCAGCCGGTGCAGGCATTGATGGCCGAGATGCACAACGAGCTCAGGGCATGGGCATAGAACGCCCTGCAGATCCTGCAAGCACAATGCGTGACAATGAGATTGAAGGTACTGGTCAATGGCGTATTACTCCGTCACCAAACAATCCTACTACTTTTGTTGTTAGACGTCCAGACGGCAGTATTGACACAAGTTTCAACAATGGTAATCCGTTTACAAGATCTAAAGCAGATGGTGAAGGTCAACAATACATTGACAGATTAAACAGAGAGCAAGGAACAGCAGACGAACCAGAAGTTACTGGATCAGGTCGTGGCGACGGCAATGCAGAAGTTGCAGCAAGACGTGAAGAAGCAGCAAGACAAGCAACCGAAGAGTTTGTTAGAGCACAAGTTGCTGAACTAACTAGAGTACGTGCAACCATGCCAAACGATCAACTAATACAAACTATTACTCAACGTGCAGTTGAACAAGGTCTAAACAACAACTGGAGAGAACGTGGTGCTATGGCTGCATATATTGCAGAGCTAGTACCAACAGTTGATAGAACTACACCTACTCCAACTGCAAGCACAGATTCTCCTACTTTACAAAGTCCAGAAGTAGGCGGCGATTCAGAAGTACAAAGACCTTCAACTACAACAACTCCAGGTGGTTCAAATCAAACAACACCAGGTCTAGGCGGAGTGCAAGAACCTGAAGCAGCACCGAGTGTAGACAGTGCTACAGCAACAGCACAACAAATATCAAGATTCCAACAAGCATACGGCAGCGGCACTGATGGACAACTTCCGGCACTGTTCCGTGACAGATTTTTAAACCCTGCACTAGAATATAATCAAAACTCACCAGCAGAAGAAACACAAAGTTTAAATGCTATGAAAGCACTTCAAGCAGAACTTGCAGGTGAAATACCGCAAGCAGTTGCTAGAGTCACTATTGAAAGAATGTTACAATCTGACTTTGGCGGAGAAGTAAGAGGTGAAGCTACTTTCTCAGGGCTCATCAATGAACTAAAAGGAATGGTTCAAGAACTTCAAGGCGATCCTGAACTTAGAACACAAGCAGAATACTATCAAATAAAACTAGCAGTTATTGAAAAACTAATGCAAGATATGGCAAGACCAAATGAAAGTGTTGAGCTAGATAGAATTAAGATGTTAGCAGGTGTGTAATGGATTTAGAAGAACTCAAAAGATTAGCAGGTGTAAACGAGCCACAACCTTGGCAAAACACTGTATCTCTTGAGAATATATCACACACTGCAAATGAACTAAAACAAAAAGAACGTGAGCTAGGATTAAAGCCAGGCGATGCTGATTGGTTTAAACTTTGGTTTAGTTTACCACATATGACAGGATCTGTTAATTCAAAGTTTAGAGGACGCAAGAAATGAAAATAGATCAACTAGACGAAGGCGTTGGACGCATTGTAAAAGGTGTTAACACTACACCCGATGTTGATGTAGATCAAGTTTCTAAAGAAGCAGCAAAGTTTGGCTTCAAAGTAGACAAAGATGGACGTCCTCCGCTTATTACTAAAAAATCTAAAAACAATCCTAACACAATGTTTAACCTAGGCCTAACAGAAGGATTTAATCCTTTGAGTTGGTTTGAAGGTGGACTAGCAAACAATCCAGAATACAAAGCATGGAAGCGTATATATGTGCGTAATCCACAACGTGCTGAAATGACTTTTAGAAAAAAACACAAAGAGTTTCTTGCTTACTACAATGACAAAGAAGAAGTAAACAGTAGTAAAACGTTTACTGATTATGAATTGGCTCTTATGGAGGGCGGCCATAGCATAGAAGATTTAGACAAACCAACTCCGTCTATTTCTGATCTTGCTAGTAAACACAATGTACCTGTAAAACAAATTCTTAAACAATTAGAAATGGGCATTGAAGTTGAATATGAACATACTAGTAATTTTGAAGTTGCAAAAGAAATTGCACTAGATCATATTGCTGAAGATCCAAGTTATTATGATAATTTAAAATTTGTTGAAGGCTTTGCAAGCGATGCACAACGCAAAGCAGCATTTGCTAATGGATACAAACCTAAAAAGAAAAAGAAGTCATGAGATTAAGAGAACTTATATATGAAAACGAAATAGCCAGTACTACTGAAATTTTCGTAGACATGGATGGAGTTCTTGCAGACTTTTTTACAGAATGGAAAAAACTTATAGGACAAGGTTGGAGAGATATTACGGATATCAAACCAGCACTACAAAAGATTAGAGACACTGAAAACTTTTGGTTAGACTTGCCTATGACTGCTAATGCACAAAACTTATTAAATCTTATTAAGGATGTTAGAGGCGAGTACAATATACTAAGCTCACCATTACCAGATGATCCTAATTCAGAACCACACAAACGTGAATGGATTGAAAATAATTTAAATTTCTTTCCACCAAAGCGTGTTATTATTACACACGACAAAGCAAGATATGCTACACAAAGAGATGGTACTCCTAACATACTAATTGATGACTACGGTGTTAACATACGCAACTGGGAAGGTGCAGGTGGTGTTGGTTTTAAATATAAAGATCACAAGTTTGAAAGAACTGCTGATGCTATTAAACAGCATATACAAGAGCCTGTAGAAGAAAACTTTGCTGAAAGTGTAGATTTAGTTGAAAACCCTCTAATAATAATTGCTATTCTAGCAAGAACTGCTGCTCCAGAACTTAGTAAGCGTGGACTGCAATGGTTACATAGAGTTGTGCAAAAAAACTTTAAACAACCTCTTAAGGCTACAGAAAAAGAAGCTCAACAAATAGACAAAGTTCTTACTAAGATGGAAAATGCTCAACGAAAAGCAGATAGATTTAATGCTAACGTTAGAGCAGGTGAGCATATGGATCAGGGTAAAGCAGAAGCTGCTGAAAAGATTGTACATTTAGGTAAGCAGGAAATTGCTAAAATACTAAAAGGTATAGAAAAGACTATTGAAAGTATAGACGAAAACTTTGCTGACGGTAAGAAGAAAGGCAAAAGCCGTCCGGGTAGAGTTAAAAAAGCAGGTGCTAGTTGTAAAGGTAGTGTAACTAGTTTACGTAAAAAAGCAAAAAAGTATAGTGGTGAACGAGGCAAAATGTATCATTGGTGTGCTAACATGAAATCAGGTAGGAATAAATAGTAGTATGAAAATATTTGAAATAGTAGAAGGTAACCTAGTATTAGATAAAAGCCGTTTACGCTCACATATCATTAGTTTAATCGCAGATAAAGTTGCACAAACAGATGATATTGAACAACTTGCAGAATGGTTAAAGTTTATTGTAGGTAAAGAACTAAAACCTCGTTCAGGTAGTGACCATCGCTATGTAATTTCAGATGAAGATATTAAAGAAGCATTTCTAGAAGCACACGGTAATAGTAAAGTATACAACAAATGCTGGAAAGGTTATCGCAAAGTAAAAGGTAAGAAGCGTGGCGAAAAAGGCTCTTGTGTTAAAGAAGACGCAAGTGCAGGTGCAACTAGTTCAGGTAATATTGCTAGTGTTGCAAATCCTCGTGCAGCATATGCTAAGATCAAACGTGACAAATACGGTGTTCCTATAGCACCACAACGTAAAAATTCAGACGGCACAGCCAAAAATGCACTAGATGGAAAAGACACTCTAATGGCTAGTGCTAAACCCAAAACAATAAAACGAGCCTCGTAAGACGTTGCCTTGATAAATACATTATAGTATTTAGGAGCAACCGAATGACTAAAAAAGTTAACGAAGGACACTTAGGTGATATGGCTCACGCAGTTGAGCGTGATCACGAAGTGCAAATGGCACGAGCCGAATTATACAAAATTGCCAAATATGCAATTAAATTGCATGATATGCTAAAAGGTGTTTCAGAAGCACAAGGCATTGAAGGTTGGCAGCAATCAAAAATTACTAAAGCAGCAGACTACATTGGATCTGTGTATCATGCACTAGATTATGAAATGAAGTTTGAAGAAAATGTTGTTGAAACTGCAAAAGCAAAAAAAGCATACGTTCCTGTTAAAGATTCTGTAAACTACAAGCAAACACTAAGCAAAGTATTAGAATCTAAACTAGCAGAAAAACTTCAAGTTTCCGATGGAATTGAAGCATGGATCAAAGACTTTCAAGAGTCAAATGCTCCACAGTTTCAAGGCAAATCAAAAGAAAAACGTAGAGAAATGGCTGTAGCAGCATTTAAAGCAGCAGAGGCAGGCAACTAATGGATTTCTACGCAATGAGCAATCTCATGAAAGATCTTATTCCTTCAGATCCTAAAAGAGATAGAGAAGCACTACTTGCCGCAGCAGGCAAGACAGTTTCAGATGTTCCACCTACTAAAGACTATGTAAATGAAAGTGCCCAAGTTGCTCCGGGCAGTTTACCTTTAGACTTAGACTTAGCAGGACTTGCTGCACTAGCAGGTGTTAAACATACCCCTAAATACTTAAAAGAAGATGCAGAAGTAGCAGCAGAACCAACAGGTCCTGCACCAAGTTTACTTCCTGGACTTACAAAAACAAGAAAAGATGTTGGCTCAGAAGATCCAACAGTTCTAGTACAACAAGCAATACGTAGAGCAATGGACGGTGAAATTATGCAGCCAAAACAGCGTGAAGCGTTTGCTCCGTATGCTAAAATGCTAGAGCGTATACTAGAAGAACCAAGACTAGCACAAATGCTAGATAATATTATTAAAATTGCAAATAGAGAAGATTCTGCACAACAAGAACCAGCACCAGAAGTAACTGAGCCCGAACAAACAGAATCAATAGTAGCTATGCTAAACAAACAACTAAAAGAACACATGGAGAAAAACAATGTCTGATATGCGTAAACTAATTGAGTCTGTAGAAAGACTGAATGAAGCTAGACGAGAATTTGATGCAGAACGCATTATTCAGTCTAACGGTGGATTAACTAATGTTAATATCAATAGAGAGCTTCCATCAAAATTATATACTGGAATTACAGGCTCTGGATACGGACCAGACGATGTTGTTAAAATTTATTATAGTGATCAAGAACGTTTAGATTCATGGTTAGCATCTAGTCAAGGTCGTCGTGCTGAAGAAGTAGGTGACACAGCAACGGCAGCAAGTGACAGAGAAGACAGAAGAATTCCAAGTATGGGTAACTGGGGTTGGGGAGCAGATCGCAACGCTATCAATAGAATTTTTGACTCTAAAGTTAGAAGCCTAGGAAGAGATCCAAGTTTAGAAGATATTCAAAGAGGTTTTAGAGAACTACGCAGTGAACTTGAATCAGGAAGTCATGACGTTAGCAGAAGTTATTCAGAAAGACAATACCTTGGTGCTGTTGCTAAACAAATCCGTGTTGAAGCATTGTTTAACTCTGATAACAAACTAGTTACAAAAGCAGAAAAAGATGAGAACGGTAACTACCAACAAGCAAGAGGTGCAAGCGAACGTCTTGCACGAGCTCTAGCAGATAGAGGACTACTTCCAGAAGAAGCAGCAGAAAACATTGGTTTCTTAGGTGGACTTGCAGGTGGATTAGGATACAGTGACGAAGACCGTGCCCAAACCTCAGGCGTAAATGCTAGTCGTCAAGGTCAGCAAAGAATGCGTACACAAGCAAGACGTTTCTTAGAACTACTTGCAAAACGTAACGAAGGTACACAAACTGAAGAAGGAATTACTTATATTTCATCACTGGCAAGACTGCTAACTGAAGCACTTACAGATGCAGAAGAAACAGAGTTCCAAGAACTACTACTAGTGTTCAAAGATACTTCATCATTAGATCAAATTGATGATGCAGAGACTGTGCGTTTAGTAACACAAGCAAGAGAAGCAGCAGCAAATATTGAACCACAAGCAGGCGATGCAGGTGACGATCTAGGAGCTGCTCCGACAGCACCACAACAGCCACAAGACCAAGAAGGTGGAGTAGCAGACGGTGTTGCCGATGCAGATGCTGCTGATAGCGGTGCTGCTTCAGGAGATCCAAATGGTATGTCACTAGCAGACTTTGCACAGTCTGGTAAGGGCGGTATTAAAAACGATCCAGGCGAAACTCGTGCTATTACAGAACTACAAGAGTTCTTAAAAACTATGGGTTGGGATATTGGCACTGACGGACGCTATGGTCCACAAACAATTAGTGCGGTAAAAGAGTTCCAGCAACTAGTTGGTCTAACAGATGATGGCGATGCAGGCCCACAAACTATTGAAAAGATTCTAGTTTGGGGTAGACTACCAGATGTTAAAACTTGGTCAGCACAACTAAAAGAACTAAACGAGTTGATTACAGCAGGTGCAACGTTTAATGGCGAGCAGCCTAATCAAACACAAGAAGAATCTAAATCTTTTGATTTTAGATCTATGATTAACATTGTTGAGTCAATGTTAAAAGAAGCAGTAACTCCAGAACAACAAGCTCGTGCAATGGAACTGTACAATGCACTAAAAGCAAAACTAGAAGATGGAGAATATCAGTCAGGACTGCCACAAGAACTACAAACACAATTTAGTGCAGTAGGAGAATGGGCAAGATCAGCACCAGCAACTGAACCAGAACAATCAGCGGATGATGCTAGAGTAGCAACAGACGTTGATAACATGGATGCTCAACAAAAAGCAAGAGCAATGCATGATGGTATTGACGGTGCAGGAACTGATGAACAAGCAGTAATGGCTATACTAGCTTCTATTGCAGATACCGCAGAATGGCAAAGAGTTAAATCAGCATTCCAAAATGCATACAACGAAGATATGATGGATTGGGTTAACGGTGAAGTTTCGTTTAGCGACCAAGACAGAGTTGATGCTATTGTTGCTCGTTTAGAAGGAGCCGATAGTGGTGATCCAGGAAGCGTAGAAGCTATTGCAAATGCTGCTGATGCTGCTGAAGGACTGTACGAAGCTATGAAAGGCGGCTGGTTGTTTGGTATGGGAACTACCGAAGATGCAGTATTAGCTATTCTTGGTAAAATACAAAATAGTTGGGAAAACGTACAATCTATTTACAAAGACAGATATCAAGCTGAACTACTACAACACCTTTCAGAAGAGTTTGGCGGCGATGACTTAATCCAACTAAACGGCGTTCTAAGAAGATTTAATGTTGAAATCACCGGCGAAGGTCAATGGGGTGCTCCAGCATCACGTAGTGAAAGAAATGGCTCTACAACAGTAAATGGTATTGCTCCAGACAACGAACAAGAAGGCGGCTGGATTGTACTATACTGGCAAGGTCAAAAGTACTACGTCAATCCTATTAAGCAAGGCGATAGGTTCGAAGGACACCAAGGTTCACCTGATGGCAGACGTGCATGGGTTACAAGTCCTGCTCTATTAACAGCAGTCGAAACAGAAGTTGAAAGAAGAAGAGCAGCAGGTACACTAACAGATCCTACAGCTACTCAACAGCAACAACCAGAAACTAATGATTTCGATAACGTATCGCCGTAAGGATAATTAGATGAAAGTATTTGACGTAATATCAGAAGCAAAACTAGACGAGTTTTATATTGAAGGCGGTGATCAGCAAGAATTTATTTCTGCTGATCGTGCTGAAGAATTAGCTATTAGCAGAAATGCTAGATTTAGACCATGGGGTACTGATGAAAGCGAGTGGACTTACAACAGTCAAAATATGAAAGCATTAGCAGAAGAAGCTATTTTAATATATGGAAATCATTATAGTGGTAGTCGCAGTGGTCACTCTCTTGAAGCTCTTGTTTCTGCTCTAGTTAATTACTGGAATGGTCCAGGTGCTCAAGAAAAGGCCAATATATCAAATATGATGAGAGTTATTTCAGAACAATCTAATCCTAAAATTAAAAAGAACGAAGCATTAGGCATGATGCTTAATAGTATTGTAATGAGTTTTAATTCTGCAAAATATGTTTTAGATAGAGCAAATGCACCTGAAGATGAAGATGGCAATACTGAAGATCCGTCTGTAGCTGATCGTCGAGGAACGCCAGTCCCTCCTGGAACAGACGATTTTCCAGAAGGATATGAAATACGTATGTTAGCTTCTAATAGATATCAGTTATGGGGTCCTAATAATCAAAAAATAGGAGATGATATCACAGGTGGTGGCAATTTATCTTTAGTTGCTATATCAAGAGCTAGACAACACGCAGCCCAAAATAATTAACCATTTCTGGTTGACAACACCCAAAATCTAATATATAATACACTTATAACTAACACAACAGGAGTGACCTATGAGTGACCGTACCTATGGTGCAGAAGAAAAAGCCAAACTCGAGCGACTAGTTCGTGAAGGCGTAACAGTACTACAAGAAGTTGAAGATCTACAGGCAGGATTAAAAGACACAGTAAAGGCAGTAGCAGAAGAATTAGATATCAAACCTGCTCTAATTAACAAAGCAATTAAGATTGCACAAAAACGTGATTGGCAGCAGCACTATGATGCGTTTGACGATCTAGAAACACTTATTACTACATTAGGCTACGATAAGTGATAAATCGAATTAAAGAATTTTGGTTACACAGTTACCGCACAGATAAGATAGCATTTGCGTTTGAACTTGTAAGTTTTATCTTTACAGTTGGTGCAAGTTTAACACTTGCATTGCATGCAGATGCACCTGATATGCGAATAGTGTATCCAGGTTTCTTTATCGGTTCGTGTACAGCAATTTATGCTTATTACAGACGTACACTAGCATGGCCTATGATGTTAACAACATACTTTGCCTTTGTTAATGTATTTGGATTTGGAGTAGCAATGCTATGGTGGTAGAACTTTTAAAAGTGTTATCATTTCTTTTAGCAGTGTATGCTATTCCAGTTTGGGCATTATGGATGTGGAACAAGGAGACACCAAATGACAGTACAACCTAAACCATATCAATTCCTAGCGTGGATTGCAACAGCAGTATTATTAGTGGCTGCAACAATGGCTGCATTTAACATGTATCCATATTACAGTTACGCATTTACAGTAGCAAATGGACTTTGGGTCCTAATAGGTGTTCTTTGGAAAGAGAAAAGTTTGATAGTGCTAAATGCAGGATTGACCATAATTTATCTAGTAGGTCTTTTTGCACAATAAATAATAGTAACGCCAATGGCAATTGCCAGGCATGTATGAAGGTTAAGTTGGCCATAAGCAACGAAGGAGAAATGAATGCCGTACGTTGATGCGATGTTTGATCGCGATCAAGATATTATACGTGTAGTTGAACGCCGTGACGGCAAAAGACACTATCACGAATACCCTGCAAAATATACTTTTTATTATAAAGATCCACGAGGCAAGTACAAGAGTGTGTACGGTGATCCTCTAAGTCGTGTTGTGTGTAGAAACACAAAAGACTTTCGTAAAGAAGTTGCTATCAACAAAGACAAAGAACTTTTTGAAAGCGACATCAATCCAATATTCCAATGTCTAAGCGAAAACTATCTTAACCAAGATGCACCTAAACTAAACATTGCGTTTTGGGATATTGAGACGGACTTTGATCCAGAGCGTGGCTTTGCTGATCCTGCAGATCCGTTTATGCCAATTACTGCTATCACTGTATGCTTACAGTGGTTAGACAGTGCATTGATTACTCTAGCAGTTCCGCCCAAAGGTCTTGCGTTTGATCAAGCACAAGAAATGTGTAAAGCACGTTGGGGTGACGAAGTTATTCTGTTTGAAAATGACGCAGATGGTAATGGCGAACGTGCTATGTTACAAGCGTTCTTAGATCTAATTGAAGATGCAGATATCTTTAGCGGTTGGAACTCAGAAGGCTATGACGTACCTTACACAGTTAACCGTATTAAACGTGTACTCAGCAACGATGACACAAGACGTTTTTGTTTGTGGGGTCAGATGCCTAAAAAACGTGAATATGAAAAATATGGTAAGACAAGTGAAACATATGACTTTGTAGGTCGTGTGCATTTAGATTCGCTCGAACTGTATCGTAAGTACACATACGAAGAACGTCACACATATCGATTAGATGCAATTGGTGAGCTAGAAGTAGGCGAGCGTAAAACTGTTTATGAAGGCACACTTGATCAACTGTATAACAATGACTTCGAAACGTTTATTGAATATAACAGACAAGACGTTGCACTACTTGACAAACTAGACAAGAAACTACGCTTTATTGATTTGAGTAATGAACTTGCACACGCAAATACAGTTCTTCTACAAACAACAATGGGTGCTGTTGCAGTTACAGAGCAAGCAATTATTAACGAAGCACATCACAGAGGACTGCAAGTTCCAAACAGACCAAAACGTGATGATGAAAACACACAAGCCGCAGGTGCGTATGTTGCGTTTCCTAAAAAGGGCGTACACAAATGGATTGGTTCAATGGACTTGAACTCACTGTATCCATCAGTGATTCGTGCTTTGAACATGGCTCCAGAAACTATTATAGGACAACTACGTCCGGATATTAGCGAGTCACGTATTCATGAGGACATGACACTAAAGAAAAAGTCATTCGCAGGTAGTTGGGAAGGACGTTTCAGCACAGAAGAATACGAAGCAGTTATGGAACAACGCAAAGATGTTGCACTAACTGTTGATTGGGAAGATGGCAAAAGTGATGTATTAAGCGGTGCTGAAATACACAAACTAATTTTTGACAGCCACATGCCGTGGATGCTAAGTGCTAATGGCACAATTTTTACAACAGAATTTGAAGGAGTGATACCTGGTATCTTAAAACGCTGGTATGCAGAACGTAAGGATCTACAAAAACAACTTAAGAAAGCAAAAGAAGCAGGCAATGCTA